GTGTGCGAACTAAACGACGTCTTCGGAGAAGACGACCAGTTGGTAGGCAAAATGGTAATGCCTCTAGTACCGAATAGTTTTGAGGAGACGTCTGCTATCTATCGCACTCATGTGGTACTCGAAAGTCCAGCATCGTTTCCATTGAAGAAGGCATATTGCGATACCCTATTGAAAACCAAGATATCCCATATGAATGGTTTGAATTCTTTATCATCTCTTGACCTTGAGACCAAAGAACCGAATCATAAACCGAAGAATCCGTGGTCGGATCGGTGGAATAATTAGCCGGACAACAGAGTTATTCTAACATAGTTCAGATATGCTGTAAATAAAAAAATGCAGTTATCTGAAAAAAGTAGCACTTGGCTATTTACAGTTAACTCAATCTATGATACAATAACAGTATGGCAAAAGCTGACAAGAAAAGATCAGAACACTATGTAAACAATAAGGAGTTTTCAAGTGCAGTTGTCGAGTATTCAAAAGCAGTAAAGCAAGCGGAGCTTGCAGGTCAAGAAGCGCCACGTATTCCTGAGTACATTGGTGAATGCTTACTGAAAATCTGCGAAGGACTCTCTCACAAACCTAACTTCATTCGCTACTCGTTTCGAGATGAGATGGTTATGGACGCTGTCGAGAACTGTATTGAAAAAGTCACTAAGTTTGACCGCGCTCTATTTGAAGAAAAGAAAGCGAAGGTAACTGATCACTTCAAAAAGGATTTAACCATCGATGATCTTACGCAACTTGCGAAATCAAATAAGATCAATCTGGACAATATCAAGCGTTGGTATGGTGAATGGCTTGTGGATGGAAATGAAGCGCTGAAGCCAAAACTTCCAAATGCCTTTGCATACTTTACTCAGATCGCTTTCTTTGCATTCCTTCGTCGTATCGCTAAGGAAGAAAAGCAGTGGGAGATCAAGAAGAAGTTTATCGAGACTGCCTCTATTGAAGCATTCGCTGACTTCGGAATGGACGATGGCGAACACAGCGGGGATTCTCTAATCGCAAAGATTCGTAACCGCACTGACTCGTATCACCAAGACCCTGTTCTGGAAGATGACGAAGTACCACAAAAGAAAACTGTCTCGCGCGGCTGGGGAAAAAAGAAAGCAGCAAAAGCTCCTTCCCAACCATCTCTGATTGACTTTGCATGATGACTGACATAGATAAACTAATCAAAGAATCTGGTCTATCATCAGACGAGGTTGAAAACATGCTTGCTGAGATTCTTGTCACTGAATTTGCTAATCAAATGAAAATTGAAAAACCTATTGGTTCACCAAGAGAATTAAAACTGGAATGGACACCAGATGCAGCAGAAGATCTTGCTAAACTATTCTCTATTGAATAAAGCCTATGGAAATTGCTTTACTTAATGACACGCATTTTGGTGTCAAGAATTCGTCCGACATATTTCTAAACTATCAGGAGAGGTTCTTTAACGAGATCTTCTTTCCGTATTGTTTGGAACATAAGATCAAGCGTATCATTCACCTCGGTGACTTTTACGAACATCGCAAGTATGTTGGAATCAAAACGCTGAACAAGACTCGAGAGTTCTTCATTGAGAAACTTCGTGAGTATGGAATGACAATGGATATCATTCCTGGTAATCATGATGTATTCTACAAGAACACAAACAAGCTTAACGCTCTGGAAGAATCTCTGAAGCATTTTTCGGATGTCATCAATCTTTACATGGAACCAACTGTCGTTCGTTATGGCAGTCTGGATATTGCATTACTTCCATGGATGACTACTGATAACTACACAGAGTCAATTGATTTCATTGCGAATGCAAAGGCTTCTATTCTTGCGGCTCACCTTGAGTTACAAGGATTTGAGATGATGAAAGGCGCGCCTGCAATGTCTCATGGACTTTCAGCCGACCTTTTCTCTCGCTATGAAATGGTTCTGACTGGTCACTATCATACCAAGTCAACAAGAGGGAACATTCATTACCTAGGAACTCAATATGAACTTACCTGGGCAGACTGCAATGATCCTAAATACTTTCATACGATCAATGATAAGACTCGCGAGCTAACTCAGATTCGCAATCCTCTGTCATTGTATCATAAGCTAGTTTATGCTGACAATCCAAGACAGCATCTTCCGGAAATCAAGGGAGCATTTGTAAAGATCATTGTTACCTCTAAGAAAGATCCTTCTAAGTTTGATTCATTTGTGGATCGTGTTCAAAAGCAAGATCCTTTTGACTTCAAGATCATTGAATCATATGGAGATTTCGCAGGTGAAGCAATTGATGACGATGACGTTTCCCTTGTCGATACTTCTACTCTGTTGAACAGTTATGTAGATGCAATTGATACTGACCTAGACAAAGACCGCATTAAGACTATCCTACACGAGCTTTACACTGAAGCTCAATCACTAGATTCAATGTAATTTCTTTATGCTTAAGCACAGAAGAATGATAAATAAGACATGCAGCTAAAGTATCATACAGTCTATAAAACTACAAATTTAGTAAACGGAAAAATTTACATAGGCGTTCACTCAACCAATGATGAAAATGATTCATATCTTGGATCTGGTAAGAAAATTCAAAATGCTATAAAGAAATACGGGAGACATAATTTCAAGAAGGAAATTCTCTACGTTTTTGATTCTGCTGAAGAGGCATACTTAACAGAAAGACAAATTGTTAATTCTGACTTCATCAAGAGTAATGAAAATTACAATGTATCTATTGGCGGCTATGGAACAGGACCTGGTGAACTTGCTAATGTATTTGGTCACAAATGGACTCTTAGTGAAATAACTAAAGAGAAAATACGACAATCAAAATTAGGAGAGAAAAACCCAATGTATGGTGGCTTATCTGACGCTCATAAAGGTAAACTTAAACTAGTGATGCGAGAAAAAGCAAGTCGCGGTAAAGATCATCCTAATTTTGGAAAAAAACTTACTGATGCAGAAAGAGAAGCTTTACGAATATCGTCTTCAATAGCATACGCAAATCGAAAAAATCAACAATGTATTTATTGTGGGGCAGAAATGAAACCAAATTTAATTGCACGATATCATAATGGTAATTGCAAGAAGCTACAAAATTCATGATAACCTTTCGTAAAATCTCTTACAAGAACTTCCTATCAACTGGAGATAAGGAAACTGTAATCGACATTGACTCAGCATTCACGACTCTTGTGGTCGGTAAGAATGGTGCTGGTAAGTCAACAATGCTCGACGCGCTTTCTTTTGCATTGTTCAACAAACCACACCGTGGAATCAATCGTCCGCAGTTGGTGAACAGTATTAACAACAAGAAATGCCTTGTCACAGTTGAGTTCGATATTGGAAGTATCTCCTACAAGATCGTTCGTGGAATTAAGCCAAATGTATTTGAGATTTGGCAAGATGGTAAGCAGCTGAATCAAGAATCGCATTCACGCGACTATCAGAAGCTACTTGAGACGAACATTCTAAAGCTAAATCACAAGTCGTTCCACCAGGTTGTAGTTCTGGGGTCTGGTAACTTCATTCCATTCATGCAGCTGACTACATATCAGCGTCGTGGTGTAATTGAGGACCTGCTTGACATTGCGGTATTCACTAAGATGAATACCTTGCTTAAGGAGCGAGCAGCAAAGCACAAAGAGCAACTAAAGGAAACCGAGAATGCTCTGAAACTTGTTGTCGAAAAGATCAAGCTTCAGACTCGACACCTTAACGAGATCAAGCAGATTGACGAGCGAAACTCAAAGAAGATTCAGGACGAGATTGACGAACTCAATTCGCAGATTCAAAGAATCACAAAGGAGAACGCTTCGTTCAGTAAGAAGTATGAATCTGATTTCTCCAAGATTCAGAAAGAACTTACGGCGCAACAAAAGAAACTGAATCAGCTTAACACGTTTGAGTACAGCATTCAGAGCAAGATCACGTCAATCGTTCAGGACGCAAAGTTCTATGAAGAGAATGATTCATGTCCGAAGTGCGGACAGAATATCAGTCAGGATACTAAGAATGTTCATTTGAGCTCCTGTAAAGAAAAAGCTGTCGAGCTTAATGAAGGCTATACACAGCTTAAGGAAAAGATGACTGAACTTCAGCAGATCATTTCCAAGATCGTTGCGGAGCAGCAGGAGATCATGAAGATTCCTGCGATGATCTCTTCAAATAAC